TCGGGCCGGCGTTCTCGCGCGTGTACCATGCGAACGCTCAACCCAAACCGGGCCAGGAACGTCTCCGCCTGGCGATCGTACTCGCTCAGCTCTTCGACCATGATCAACCCCCTAACGCCGGGTGTCCGTCCCGGCATGCGTACACATGGACGTGTGCCACGTTGCGGCCGCGCGGGCGGTCTCCCCCGACGCGTACGTATTGCATGTCCCCGCGGCGCCGTACCCACCGCTCGACCCGATCCGCAGCCTCGAACGGGCACGCCCAGCCGGCCCAGCTATAGCCGCCTTCGGCGCCCCCCCAGCCGGACATAAAACGATCCCGCCCCCAGATAATGATCGGCAGCGTCTCATGTTCGTTGACTCCGGTGGCCGGCTCGAATTGGCGATCATCTTGGTACTTCATGGCTCCGTACCTCCCCCTTTACAGCGTGATCCGGTGATACAGGCGCGCGTCGTGCTCCATGAGATCCAGCGCTAGGCGGGTACTTGTCGTGCTCTTCGCCAAGTCACGATCCACCATGAGCCGGTACGCCTCCTGCAGCTCTTCGGTCGTCGGACGCTCCGCCAGTCCGATTAGATAATGGTTTACCCGCGCGATAGCGTGGTACGCGTCCGCGAATTGTTCCGGGCGTTCCTTCGGTACCGCCTTCCGCCGCTGGCGCGGTTGTCGCGCGGGCGGGGCGGGTACCTCGAAGACCATAGCCCCGCAACCCGGACACTGTCCCTCCGGCACCGTATCGCCAGGCGTCAGGCGCTCGGCGAGATCCTTTACCTCCAGCTCGAACGGCGGCGGCATGCCGGCATCCGGTGCCCCGTCGTAGTCGTCGGGATGGCTGTACACCGTTTCACAATTCGCACACTGGTACCGCGTGGCACTCATGATCGCGCCCTCCGTGTTTTGACCGATACGATCCGATCCCCCGCGCCGAGGACGTCGGAGGATCCCCGACTTGTGATCCGCGTGAGTAGCAGAAACGCGGGACTCCATCCGGTCGTCACGCCGATGTACCCGGTACGGCGCCACGTTTCCCCGCTCGGGTATACCCGTTCCACGGTGACGCGGACGGTATAATCGTGCAGGTACCGCGCAAACCGATCCGCCTCCAGTGGCGGCGTAAACCGATCCCCGTGGGTACGGGTGGCACGGGCCAGGAAATCCGCGTACGCGCTCATGATCGCCCCCTTGCGCCGAGTACCCGCGCCACTCGCGCGTAGCTGGCCGGCGTGATTGTGTCGGGCGGATGGATCGCGTACCGCGTATCCTCACCCGTCCGATAATTGGTCTCGCTATCGGCCGCATAGAATCCCCGGCCGCCGTCCTCGAACGCGCCGCGCGCCGGCTTGCCGTAGAACCCGCACGCGCGGAGCGCTTCGCGGAGTGTCAGATCGTGCGGACCGGGATCGGTGGCGTCAAACTTCCACCCGCCAGGATGAGCGAAGCTGCTATCGGCATAATCCCCCTGCTCGGCGGACTCCGGTGTCACCGTGTCGTACGTTACGCGGAAACGTTCGCGCGCCATGGGATCCCCCTTAGAAGGCTCTCGGGTGACGACGGGCAAACCGCGTATAGTGCGCCGCCCATTGCCGCGCGCCGTGCCATTCTTCGCGCGGCAGTAACCGGGACGCGCGATCCGTGCCTGGCCGCCACCGGATCCGGCTTAACAACCGGTACCCGCGCGACCATTGCCCGGAATGGCGCCGCTCGGCGACATACGCCAAACCGATCAACCGATCAGCGTCCACGGCCGCCCCCTTGAATAAATGCCACGTCGTACCCGTCGTCGGAGACGGCCACGGCCGCCACGGTTTCCGGCAGCCTGGCGTACTCGGATGTGTCCTGCACGTACCCGCCCTCACAGCTCCGGCATGTCTCTTCGCGCGTCTTGCCGTGCTCGCACCGTGCCCGGCGGTACTGGATCTTGGCGCTTGTGGCGTGTGCCTGGCGTTCAAGTTCCACCCAATCCACTAACGCCGCATGTCCGCGAAGCCTGACCATAAGTACCTCCAATGCGGTACCGCTACCGGTACCATATCACAACCTAGCTACCGATAGATCCGGGCAATCTCCCGCCCACTGATCGTCTCCAGCTTGATCTGGCGGACTGTCGGATCCGTGATCATGAGACGGCGCGCGGCAAGGTAGAGACGCCACGCGGACGGCCAATAAAACGATCCGGAACCCGGCAGCCTGGCCATGGCGGTCTCCATGCCCGGATCCGGGTTCCACCCGTTCCACCCGGCCTGTAGGTACTGCAGCTCGGTAAAGCGCTTGTACCGCCGGCCGGGCCGAATGACGGTACCGAAGACCGTCATACGGGCCGGAACTAACAAACCTGGCAGCGTATCGGCAAGGATCAAGCGCATGCGCGTACCCTCCGGAGTATGGAACGGGCCGATCCGGTCCGGGTTCGACGGGTAATTACGGCGCCGTCGAAAACGTGGACAACCTGCAGCCGGTACCGCCCGCGCGTCACGCGCGTGACGATGTGTGCTATCAATTGGCGGAGCATGGGCGCTTACCTCCGTACCCGCCACGCGGACGGGATCACACGCTGCCCGATGCCATTCTGCAGCCGTAGATCCAGCAGTGCGTACTCTTCGCTCGGGTCTTCAAGCGCCGCGACAATCTCACACATGCGGGCCGGTGTCGGGTGATCGTCCTGCACTCCGTCGATCCGGTTATTGGTTGAGACGTGGACTAGATCGGTAATTGCCTCTGGCGCGGCGCTTTCCTGCTGCAGCGTGATCAATTCTTCAATCTCCCCATCGGGCGACACACGTACAAGCGCCGTGCAATTGCCGCCCGTTCCCTGCAGCTCGAACCCATGCCGCGCCATAAAGGCCCGTAGGTTGTCCGCGTGGCTTGTCGGTCTCTTCGCCATGGCTGCCTCCGGTTAGTGAACACACGGCCCGGTGTAGTGCGGTCCGTTCGATCGGATGCACTCCGGGCAGCCCGGTTCTTCTTCGTCGTCACAGTATCGGGCCGTGGTCGAGACGTTGCCAAACCGGTCTAGGCGTGTGCCCGTTGCCATGTAATCGGCCGAATTGAACACGCGCGCCACGGCCGTCTGATAGTCGTCGAATGAGACCGGGCCGTATAGGTCTATCTGCAGTTCGAGCAGATCACCCGGCTCCGGATCGTCCGCGTGGCGCTTGCCGTGCTCTACTGCGGAGGCATGGCAAGACGGGCACACGGGCCGGCTGCCTTCGGTAGCATTTGAGTAGAACAACGTCAGCGGCAGCGTAACCGGAGCCGGTAATACGTCTTCGCATGTCGGGCAACGATAGGCGGCAGGGTTAAGCATGTGCTTATCCTTGATCAATTAGGCTACCAATGCAAGTACCAGTACTGCAAGTAGTAGCATACCGGTTATCATGCGCTCGGCGCCGTCGTCTCTAATGTGGTAGTCGCTCATGGTCTTCAATCTAGCTATCGGCACATAGGCTGATCGGCATTAGGGTAGAGCTGAGGTATACAGGTTAAGACGTTAGCCATAGTTATAATGTTGCGCCTAAGTTTGTAACTATCCCCGGCCGGCATGGTGATAGACCCCCCGCCCTCTACCTGCTGGCGCCAAACCAAAACTGTAATCACCTGGTTACAATACTGTGCTTACAGTTAGCGATAGTTATAAACTTGTAACGACAGGCCCGTGATCGTGATTACATTCCTGGTAGGTCAGGCGGGGGGGGGGGAGGCCCTCGCGACCCCCGGCTTACGAAATTGTAATCGGGGGGTCATTCCGAGAATTTTTCCTGTTTCCCAAATGCCGCTCATAACATATAAACATCAACGCACTAGCGCACTGCCGCACCACGGTTCAGCGCACCATGCACTAGCGCACTGTCCACTCCCGCACCTTGCACCAACGCACCAACAAACATCGAAACCCATCTACCCTTTTATATATAGGGTGTTGATCTTCAGGGGGTTTAGATATAATGTTTCTGACATGCCTGACACACCTGACGAGGGGGGCCGCGGTGGGCTGCCGCCGAACCAGCCGCCACCGTCCCGCAGCTACTTCCTGGGGGACCGGCGCCGCCGTCCGCGGCCCTTCCACAGCCGGGCGCACCGGCCTGACGCGCGCTCGAAGCTCGTCACGGCCGTGGTCCGCGACGGCGAACGGGCGGTGATGCTGGCGGCCGCTGACGCCGCCGGGCTGACGCTCTCGACGTGGATGCGGAACGTGCTGCTGCGTGAAGTGGGGCTCGAACCGTGAAGCCGTACTGGGTGCAGGCGGCATCGGACCGGGGGCATCACCGGGAGTGGTCGAGCGACAGTCACCACGACACGCTCGACGACGCCGCCATTGCCGCCATGCGCCTCCGCCGCGAGTGGCATCGGCGGGTCCGGGTCATCGACGCCATGACCGGCCGCACGCTCCTGCAGCTCCCCGCCCCGAAGCGGGTTAGAATGGCCGAGCCATGAACCGCCGAGGGTTCCTCGCCTCACTCGTCGCGCTCATTGTCGTGCCGAAGGCGGCGCCGCGGCCACGCGGTACCGGTCTAACGACAGCCCAGGTGGACGGGCTGCTCAAGGAAGCCTACAGCCATCCGACGATCGAGCAGCTCCAGGCGCGCAACCCGCTCTACATTGTCGGACGTCGCACGGGCACGACCACTGTCACGTTCAGCCGCGAGGATCTCGAACGCGTCCGCAGCGGCTCACTCGCGCGGGTCGTCCGCGAGGATATGGATCAGCTCGTGCTCGACGTCCAGAATGCGCGAGGCCACTGGTGAAGCCGCAGCTCAACGGCAAGGGCAAGCCGCAGCTCAACCCGCATCGGCGGCCCGACGAAGAGGAATTCGAGGACGAGAACGGCCGCACGTACCTTGGCGCGTCCCCGCTGCTCCACGCGTCGAACCCCGACAACCAGCTCGAACTCGACCGCCAGCTCCGCAAGAAGCCGGGCGTCAGCGGCCGCTCGAAGCAACGCCGCGCGCTCACGCAGAAGGCCCTGGCTCTCTTCACCGCCGGCCACTCGATGAACGAGATCGCCGCCGAGCTGGGCGTCACCACGCCGACCGTGACGCAGTGGTTCGTGCAGCACCGCCGCCTCGTGGCCGAAGGGTCCATCGATCAGATGCTCGACGAGACGGCGGTACCACTCGCCGCCGAGAACCTCGTGCATGGCCTGCTGGCCGGCGACAAGGACTACACCATCGAGACGCTCAAGGGCCGCGGCAAACTCAAGCGCCACAGCGAAGGGGAAGGCAAGCTGGCCGTCGAGCTGCCGGCGCTGGTGGTGCGCTTCGAGACGCCCGAGCTGATGCGCGATGCCAACGGGCAGGAGGTACGGGTCCACTCGGCCGCGGGCAGCATCCACGGAACTGCGGCCCAGCCCAAGCAGATCACGGACGGGCAAGTCATCGACGCCGACGTCGTCGAGCGCGAGATCGTAGGAGCCAGCTCATGACCAAGCAGCAGCAGCAGGACGATCCGCGCTCCGTCTGGAACACCACGGCGCCCGACGAACCCGTCTTCATTCTGCGCGCCCAGGACCGCTACGGCCCGCGCATCGTGCAGCGCTGGATCGAAGCGACGGCCGGCGTTGCCACCGCCGAACAACGCTTCGAGGCCGATCAGATTCGCCTCGCGATGCTGCAGTGGCAAATCGAGCGCGGCGCCACGGGCCTCTCACTCGAACCGATCGTGCCGCTGCCCGATCCGAACCGTCCGCTCATGCGCGACAAGGTGCTGACGGTGAAGGGGAAGTCGTCAGAACTGCACCTGTCGCTGGCAAAACTGCGCGAGGCGCACGCGATCCACTCGATCGACAACGGTACCGCGCAGGCGACGTTCTCGATCGTCCTCTACTTCCCCGCTGGAGCGCCGATCGTCCTGAACTTCGATGCCCAGGCCGAGCGCGACACCGTCTTGCGCTCGATTCTCGACGTGCTCCAGCCCGGTTTGTAGCTGTCATGCCCTTCCGGTCCCAAGCCGAGCGCGAACGGCTCCGCAAACTCACCCAGGAAGGCAAATTTCCACAGCAAGACTACGATCGGCTCGATGCCGAGACGACGGGCGACTTGCCCGAGCGCCTCGGCCCGTCGAAAAAGGCCAAAGGCCCGGTCAAACTCTCAACCGGCGGCTCGGAACGGTACCGCACGGCTGAGAAACAGCGTCTCTACTAGGATCCCATGTTCAAAATTCGCATTCTGGCGGTCGCCACCATCCTGCTCGTGAACTGGCCTGTCGTCGAATCGCCCCGGCGCGGTGTGCAGCTCCTGATTCCGCAAAGCTGCCTCGACAGCTTCAACCGCGACGTGCCGATCACGCCGCCCGCCAGCAGTGTAGACGTGTCGTTTCAGTGGGACACGACGAAATGCCCGAACATGAGCTATCGGCTGACCGCGCAGGCGCGCGATCAGGCTCAGAACGTCGGTACCTCGTCCAGTACCGTCGTCGTCATCAACGAAATTCGGCTGCCGATGATCAACATGCGGTCGCCGCTGAAGCTCTACCCCACCGCCGGCTATCTCGAACTCCTTGTCCGCGATCAGAAGCGCCGCCAGTTCGGCCTTTCGACCGACACCGAGCGTTTCGCGTACTCGATCGTCATTTCGTTCGGCAAGATGTACGTCATCGAGAACTTCGAGATCCGCGTGACGCTGCCGGCGGTGAACGGTACCCTCGTGCGCGTCATGGTCCGCGACGGCGTCGTCACCTACCTCCGCAACGGCCAGGAAGTGTATCGATCGCTCCGGCCCATGACCGACAAGATGGCGATCGACATGGCCCTCGAAGACGCCGACACGACCCCTGGTTTATTGACGATCGCGGGCGGGTCGATGTAGTGTGACGCCGAACTGGTGGCGGATACGTCGTCGGCTCCGCCGTGCTCGACGCATTCGCTTCTACGCTTACGGGTATCTGTGGAGAAAACGCATGGGCGCCCCCCTTCCGACCACGCATGAGCTGCCGGCCACCCTCGAAATCACCGACATTCTGGGCAACCCGGCCCCGATCGTCGGCGTGCCGCGTTGGAGTCTTCCAGCCGGTCAGACGCTCGTCGATATGGCCGTGGCCGCGGACGGGCTTTCCGCGATCTTCACTCCGATCGGCGCGCTCGGCACCGTGGCCGTCACGGTCCACGCGCAGCCGGAAGGCGGTGGCGCGGAAATCAGCGACACGCGCGAAATCGACGTGATCCGCGGCGCGGCTGGCGTCCTCACGATTCGTTTCGGCGAGGCCCGCCCGCGGAGCTAGGCCGTGCCGTACAAGTCTGACGCCCAGCGCCGCTTCTTCCACACCGACACCGCGCGTCGGAAGGGCATCACCGCCGACACCGTGAAGGAATTCGATCGCACCTCGCGCGGCCGCGATCTCCCCGAGCGCAGCTCAGGTTCAGAGTCGCGCGAAGCGGCCGTCCGCGGGCTGCGAAAGGCGATGCGGTCATGACGCTCTCCGATGCTCAGACGTATCTCGAAGAAGCTCGACGCGCCGCGGCCGCCGATCCGTGCCCGCGCACCGAAGCCGTCGTCCGCATGTGGCGGCGGATCGTCGAGCAGAAGACGCTGAAGCCCGAGGCCCTCACGCGCCCGGCGTAACCTGCCGTGGCGGTTCAGCGTCTCAAACTCGCCAACCCGCATCCGCTGGTTGCGCTCAAACACAATCCGTATCAGGTCGCGTTCATGGAAGCGGTCGCGGTGCGGACGTGCGCCGCCGGCCACAAGTGGGTCCACCCGTACGACGGCACGACGGCCACCATGATCTGCCCGATCTGCAAGACCGGCGGGCAGCGCGGCTTCAAACGCTTCCTGCTCCGTGCCGGGCGCCGCGGCGGCAAGACCCGCATCGGCGCGGTCGCGTCGATTCGCGAAACGTCGGTACCACTCTCCACTGGCTGGTGTTGCGCGCCGACCTACACCGAACTCGAAGACTTCGTCTTGCCGGCCTTCTTCAAACAGATTCCCCAGGTGTGGCTCGACGACCCGCGCACCGATTGGTCAGAGTCCGAATACACGCTCATCCTCCCCAATCGCGCGATCACGCAGTTCCGGTCGCTCGAAGATCCCGAGCGCGGCCGCGGCCCTGGCCTCGGCTGGCTCTGGATCGATGAGATTTGCAAGCTCACGCTCAAGCACTGGGAAACGATTCGCCCGACGCTGACCGAGCAGCGCGGCATTCTCATCGGTACCACGACGCCGAAGGGCGAAGACTGGGTCCACGAAGCGTTCTACGTCCCGGCCGAAGAAGGCCGCCCCGGCTACTGGGCGTGCCACTACACGACGCTCGACAACCCGATCATCGACCCCGAGGAAGTCGAAGAAGCGCGCAGCTCGATGTCGGAGCTGATGTTCCGGCAAGAGTACCTCGCCGACATCGTCACCTTCACGGGCGCCATCTACGGCGAGTACGTGCCGCACTGCGAGATCGCCGGTACCGACGAGGAAATGAAGCACTACTTTCCTGAGTGGCCGAATCTCGATCTGTCGCGGCCGGCCATCACGGGCCTCGATCCTGGTACCGATCACCCCTTCGCGGGTGTCCATCTCGTCCATTCGCCCCGCGGCCTCGTCGTCGTCGGCGAGTACGAAGAACGCAACCGCGTCTACCAGCTCCACTCGGCTGAGATCCAGCAGATGCGCCGCGGCTTCTCCGGCTGCCGTGTCGGTATCGATCGATCGCAGGCCCAGGCCATGCTCGAACTGGCGATGTACGGTCTCTTCACGACCGAGGCCGACAACGACGTCGTCGCCGGCATCAACCGAGTCGCCTCGTGGATGATCGCCTCGAAGCACAAGCCCGGTCAGCTCCCGGCGGGCCTTGTCCTGCCGCGCTCGTGCTGCCCGAAACTCATCAAGCGGCTGAAGTCGTACCGCTGGGCCGAGCAAGATAAGCGCGACGGCTCGACCCACAACCGGGAACTCGTGTATAAGAAGCACGACGATTTGCCCGACGCGCTCCGGTACGCGCTGATGCTCTATCCGGAGCGGCCGAAGAGTGATCCGATCCACACGAAGTCGCGGGATCTCTCCGGCATGCCCGACAACACGCGACTCGAACTCGAACGCATGCGCCGGATCGAAGAATTGGAGCGGAAGAAGACCGAAGAGGAACGCCAGCTCGACATGGGCGACTCCTACCCGATGGTACCGGGTGACGAAGAGGCCATGCTGGGCATGTACCCCGGCTTTTGAAACCCTGACGAGGGAGCGAGGGAGCTATGTGGATCAGTAAGCACGTTTGGGCGCAGCTCGGGGATCTCGTGGCGACCCAACGCGACGAGATCAAGAGTCTCCGCGATCAGCTCAGCCAACGCGATCGCCTCGTGGCCGATCGAGACGCGCATCTGGCCGCGCAGGGCCGTGAACTCGTGACCCAGGCGCACGCGCTCGGTCAGCAAAAGGAGCGTCACTCGACGCTGCAGTTCAAACTCGAACTCCTGATGGCCCGGCTGAACCAAGTGCAGACCGAGCGCGATCAGTTCTTGACGAAAATCGTTCCTGAACTCAAAATCTCCACGCCGCACATTGGCTACGAGCCGGTGCTGGCGCCGCCGGGGGCGACGTTCGAGGACATGGGAGATGCCGCGGCGGCCGTACACGGGATCGACGCGCCGGCTGGCGAGTCCGAGCCGCTCGATCCCGATGCGCTCGAATTCGGTGGCTTGGCGGGTGAAGTCGTCAACAAGCAGACGGTGAAGACATAGGAGCAGGCGATGGCGATCGACGTCGGTCCTCCCAACAGTGGCCCCGAACCGCCGGGATTTGCGGACGCCGTCGCGCAGCGGATCTTCGGGCGCAATACCGGTACCGGTACCGGCCCGACAGACCCCTACGAGGCGATCAAGGAACCCCGCGCGCAGCTCGAACTGCTGAAGAAGACGCGGGAGTTCTGCGACACGGGCCGCGAAGTCTTCGAGCAGGGCTGGTGGCGGGCGCTCATGTATCTGCTCGGGCGCCAGTGGATCTACTGGAATCCCACCTCGCGCACCTTCCAAGACGTACGGCAAGCGATCTGGGTACCGAAGCCGGTCACGAACAAAGTCCGCGAGACCCTCGAAACCGTCCTGGCGCTCCTGGCCGACATCGCGCCCGGCATCGACGCGCGCCCGGTCGGGCAGCGCCCGAGGAACGTGTTGACTGCACAAGTCGCCGACGACATCGCGCCGCTCGTCCACGACGAGCACCAGATGGACGAGGTGTTGACCGACGCGGACTTCTGGGCGGCCCTCCTGGGTTCGGCGTTTCTCCACCCGCACTGGGACAAGGACGATCCGCGCAACATCCGGATGGTGCAGCTTGATCAGTGCCAGCTCTGCAAAGGCGTCTTCTCGCCCGATCAGATCCAGCAGGCGCAGAACCGTTGCCCGAATTGCGGATCCGGCGCGCTCCGCCCGGCGATGAACCCGGACGGCAGCCCGGCGACCCAGCGCATCGTGCTCGGCCGCGGCCGTACGATCGTCGCGTCTCCGCTCGAAATCCTCTTGCCGCTCTACGCGTCGAATTTCAAACGCGCCGATCGCCTGATCTATCTCGATTGGTCGCCGCGGCACGAACTCGAAGCGGAATTCGGCAGCGACTTGCTCAAGAACGTCCAGTGGACGAAAACGCCCGAGCAGCGATCGCTCCAGCTCTACCGCAGTCTCGCGGTGCAGTCTGATCTGCCCATCACGCCGCAGCAGTGGAACAGCAGCGCCAACATGGGCGAGACGGACGGGGCCACGCGGCAGTACCTGTGGATTCGCCCGAACAACCAGTTCGAGCAGGGCATCTTCGTGCAGTTCATCGGCGAAGGCGAGAACGCGATCCCGGTCCCGTCGTCGATGGAAGGCGGCCGCCCGGAAATTCCATTCAAGAACTTCGAGGGTACCGCCCTCTGGCCCTGGGTTCACTATAACTACTCACGCATTGGCGGCCGCATCTACGGCATGTCGGCGATCGACATGATCCTGGGGAAGCAGGATCAGATCAACCGCAACGACAGCAGCGTGATGATGGCCGTCAACCGGATGGGCAACGCCGTGTGGCTCGAACCGAAGGGCGCCGAAGTCGAGCGCCTCACCGGCCAGCAGGGTCTCGTGATCAAATGGCAGCCGGTCGGATCGCAGGGCGCCAAGCCCGAACGGCTCAGCGGCGAGAATCCGCCCGAAGCCTTCTTCAAACTCCGCCAGCAGTACATGGCCGACATCGAAGACGGCGCCGGTACCTACGACGTCGTGAAGGGCGCCAAGCCCTCGGGCGTCGAAGCGTTCTCGGCGCTGCAGCTTCTCGTCGAGCGCAGCCAGTCGCGTTTCACCAAGGTCTTCAAATCGCGCGGGCTGGCGTACCGACAGTGGTACGAGGTGGCGTTGGAGCTGGAGCGCAAACACGGACCGGCCGAGCGCGTCAAGGAAGCGATGGGGCCGAACGGCTCCTGGGTCTTCAAGACGTTCCAGAAGGCCAAGCTCGACGGTCCGGTGAAGATCGTTATCGAAGACGGCTCGAACGTACCCAAGACCGCGCTCGGTCGCCGCGCCGCTATCGAGCACGCCAACCAGCTCGGCCTCATCGACGCGTCGAACCCCGATCAGCTCTACGGCATCATGCAGGAGCTGGGCCTGACGCGGCTGGTACCGTCGCTCGACGCCGACGTGAAATCGGCGCTGCAGGAACAGCAAGCCTTCGAGGACTGGGCCGCCGCGGGCTTCAAGGGACCGATGCCGCTCATTCGCATGCCCTGGCATCAGGACGACGTTCACCTTCAAGAAAATCGAAAGTGGATGAATTCGGATCGCGTGCGCGAGATCCTGGCGATGGCCGGTCCGCAGGGCATGCAGATCGTCGCGCAGCTCGGGCAGCATCTGCAGGAGCACGAGATGGCGGCCCTCGCGAAGATGCAGCTCCAGGCCGAAGCGCAGAACCCGCAGCCCCCCGCGCCGGGTGGCGGCCAGGGTCGAGACGGTGGCGGTGTCGGGGCCGGCCGTGCGGCCCGCAATTCCAATCGTGAAAGCGGCAAGCCGGGCGGCGGGGCCGACGCCGGCAAAGCCGCCTAGTACCGGCGCGACACAGGTACACTTTTCGTACCTGTGTCGCGCCCGTTTCTTGACACCTCTGACAAATCCGTAATACCCTCCCGCCTCAGTTTGCAGGCTCTCAGGCCCCGCTGACGAAGGGCAGGACACCGAATGCGTATTCCCACGTTTCAGAAACTGTTCAACACGGACGCTGGTGGCGGTGCCGGCGCCGGAGGTGTAGGCGCAGCCGCAGGATCGGGAGCTGGCGCCGGCTCAGCAGGCGGGCAAGGCGGACCTTCCACCACAGGGGCCGGCGCGGGAGCCGGCGCGGCCGCAGGAGCGGCAGGCGCAGGAGCGGGGGCCGGCGCTGCCGGTACCGGTCCTGCGGGTGCCGGCGCAGGCGGTGCGGGTGCTGCGGGAGGCCGACAGTTTGCGTACGATTCGGAGTTCGGAGGCCGCGCCAACTGGATCGACCCGAACGATCCACGGATTGCGGGATACGACCGGCTGACCGCCTCGCATCGGACCGCCTTGGCTGAGGCCGAGCGGTACCGGCGCATGCTCGAAGCCGGGACCGGCGTTAACTTTCCGGGGCGCGAACCCGAAGTGGCGCCGGAGATTCGTGAAGCGCGCGAGACCTTTGCCACCGTGTTCCCCGGTCTCGCCAAGCTCGAACAGCACGCCCAATCGCTCGAACGCATCGTCTCGGCGCTCAGCCGCGGCGGCGATCCGGCGGAGCTGCTCGGGCGCCTTCCCGAACTGGCCTCCACGCACGAATCCATCTGGGCCAGCCGTGGACATCAGACGATGACGTCGATCTACACGGCGCTCCAGAAGGACTACGGCGTCAACGAACTCTCCACCTTCCAGCGGGCCTCGATCGGCAACAGCTTCATGAGCTGGCTCAAGAGCGATGACAAGCTCATGGACCGCTACATGATGCAGGATCCGAAGCTCACGGAAGAATTTCTCACCGAGTACCGCTCGGGATTCCTCGATCCGATTCGACGCGCGTCACAAGCGGGTGACGCTGGCACGGGCGCCGGCAATCGCAATCTGCCGGGTGCGCCCCGTGGCGGCGGCGCTGGCGCAGCAGGCGCGGGCGGCGGAGCGGGAGCCGGAGGCGGTCAACCACTGACAGCCGATCAGGTGCATGATGCGGCCTGGAATTCGTTCCAGGCGGGCCGTCGCGCGGCCGCTGGCGGGTAGTCAGTACCAGAGGCAGTACCAATGACCGGTGCCAACACAGTCACCATCGACGGCTTGCTGAAGGAGAACTACGAGTCCTTCGTCGCCGAACAGGTGAACCAGAAGAACCCCTTCAAGGACGTCTACAAGACGCAGAGCGTGCCGTACGGCGGCCGCGAAACCGTCTACACGGCGCACGTCTCGCGCAACACCTCGCCCATG